GATCCCATTTCTGGAGGGTCTTTACGTGCCTTTTTAGAATCCGCGCCGCGTCGGTTATCGTGTAAGTGTCCATGCCTCATTTATAACACACGAAGATGCACAAGTCAACACCTAGAGCCAACCTCCTGTACGCCGCAGCCAGAGAAAACAATCCATCCTTCATAGCCTCGTCGGCCTTGCACTCATCCAGCGAATGCACGAAATTACGCCGCATTCCATCCACCTCCTATTGATAATCGAATGTTCGCCACAGCGGTACACGCCCTGATGTTCCGGCAAACATTTCAACAGCATAGTTCGCAAAGAGCCGAAGCCTTGGAAATACTAATGTCCAACCCCATACGCAACGGCACACGGTACCGGTACACCCCTATATATATATAGGGGTGTGTACCGGTTGTACCGTTTGCTTGCCATTGACAAGTATCCGGTACATGTACCGGTACTGTGCCGTTGTGCCGTTTCGCCAACTCCTGGTTATGGAAATACTATTGCTATGAAGGGGAGTGTTTAATGGGAAATATCCTAGTCGTCGAACGGGCTTGCGCACGTCAGTTTTTGAACGAAGATCGCTTCGTCGATGTTCGCATCCACGCCTTCGGGAAAGTAGATGTTCGGATCATCGTCGTCCGTCCTGATGAGGTGCTTCTCCAGCAGGCTTTTCCTCACCCGTTGGAAAGCCACCTTCTTGGCGTTCACGCTGTCCGATACGTGCGCCTTGTAGAACTCGGCCCGCCACGCCTCCGCCTCCACCCCGGCGAAGCGCCCGTCGCGCACCATGCCGCGCGTCTCGGCGGCCAGACGGAAGGAAGACATGGCTATCCGCTGAATGTCGGACAGCTTCTCCCCCTTCTCTCCGGAGTCTCCCGGATCGGTTCCGCGCACGATCACGGCGCTCGTAACCCGCTCGCCGTCCTCGTCGTACCAGCCGGGAAGAACTATCCCCTTCATCAGCCTCGCCCACGTCGGCTGCGGCTCCTCCGCGTCCTTCATCTTCCGGCAGATGATCTGGAGACTCTCCTTGTCCTTGTTCATCACCACGCTACTCTCCATGTCCAGAGCGGCCTTCCACGCGGACGAACCGCGCGCCCTGTGCTGCGCCTCCTCGCTGACGCCCGTATGGTGCACCAGCAGAACGGAGCATCCATACTCCTGCTGCAATCCGGCACAGGCGTCGATCATCACCTTGGCGTCCTGTGCGCTGTTTTCGTCCCCGTGCAGAAACCGATGCAGCGTGTCCACCACGATCAATACCGGTTTCGTTCCTATGGCGTCGATGTGGCTTTTCACCTTGAGCCAGCCTTCCGGCGTGTTCAGATCGCAACCCGAAGCCGACACGTGCAGATCGACGACATCGGGATTCACCTCGTAATACTTCAGCCACGCCGCCACGCGGGAGCGCAACCCGTGGTGCCCTTCACCGGCGAGATAGATCACCGTCCCGTTGCGAATCTTCGCTCCCTCCCACTGGAGCATCGTATCGGAGGAGGCTATCAGCATCGACCAGTGCAGGACGAGAAACGTCTTGCCGCACCCCGACGGGCCGTGAACCATCATCAGCGCCCCCGACGGCAGCCAACCTTTGATCAGCCATGTTATCGGCGCGGGCTGTTTGGCGAACTCCCGCACCGGAACCAGCCATCCGTCCAGCGGAGGGGCCAGCAATCGCTTCAAGTCCCCTCCGCGCTGCGCGAAATCGTTCGCGTCACCTTCTTCCGGAGGAATAATCATCCGCGCCCCGTACTTGTCGCAGGCGGCCTTCGCCGCTTTCTGCCCGACGCCGCTTTCGTCGTTGTCGCCTACAACCACAATATCCGTCCTCGTTCCGTTCCGCTCCCGCACGAATCCCGTCGCCTCAACCATATTATGCGCGCTGAAGGCGATGACGACGGGTTTCCCCGTCGCCTCGCGGATACTCGCCGCCGTAGCGAACCCCTCCGCCACGAATACCGGCGAATCGTCGAGATCACCCAGGACACAGACGTTACCGCCCGCCTCTCCCCCGGTATGAAATAGCTTCTTCCCCTGGGGATGGATGTATTGGATGCTTCGGAGATCGCCTTCCGGCGAATGCACCGGGATCATCAGCGCCCCGTCGCCGGAGACGCGCATCCCGTGCGGCTGAATCCCCTTCTTTTTCAGATACGGGTGTTCCGTCGTCGCTGGCGTCCCGTTCTCCCAGATACGTTCCACGGCCTGTGCAACGCTGTCGTGGAGCTTCGCCAGTTCCTTGTCCCGAATCTCCCGCGCAATTTCTATATGGCGTTTTCGCGCGGCGACTTCCTCGTAATCCAAGTCTCTCCCCACGTCCGCAGTCCACGGAACATTCAGATCGAGCCGCCAGTCACCGAAGCGTCCCGCCGGAATCTTGTCGGCAAAGGCCACGTACCACCCCGACTTATCCTTCTTATTCCCGTTGTTGAAGCGGTGTATCTTCCCGTCGAGGAAAATTTCATCCGGCGGCTCCAGCCCAGCGTCCTCCATCGACAGGCGGAGCTGCATTTCGGGAGGTTCGAATTTCGGAAACTCCCACGGCCCGTTCAGAATCGCCGTCAAGTCAGCCATGCTTCCACCTCCCTCCGCGCCTGTTCCATTCCGGCGCAGATAAACACGGCGTACCCGCACTGCTCAAGATAGCTCTTCCAACCCTGCTGCTCCGGCGATACGCGCCCGCCGGTGATCCGCTTCATTTCGATCCACAGTTTCCACTCCGGGATGAATAGATCGGGAACGCCCCTTGAAACACCCTCGGCTTTCAGCTTTCCAGCCGTTGCCGCGTTTCTCCATCCGCCGTTCGGAATCGCCATGATGCGGACGTGGGGAAACTTCCTGCGGAACCACTGAACGAATCCGCACTGCTCCTCGTGTTCCGTCGGTATGGATTCGACTTCCGGCGGAGGCGCTTTCTTCGATGTCCGCCTCATCCCCACACCTTCCCGACAACCCTGTGATACTTCCCTTCTCTTTGAATCGAAATCTCTTTCGGAGGGACAGCACATTGCATGGTTTCGACCACCTCGTCCAAATCGTATGGATTTCCAACCGTCACGCCGCAATTTCTCTCCATCTGCCGCAGCGCCGACAACGCCTTCTGCGCCGCGTACCCGCCGTGAAGCAGGCAAAGATATTCATCCACGGAATCCGAATGTCCATAGTACGTCACCCGCACAAGTTCCTTCCCGCTCGCCGCAGTATGTCGTCGCCAGCGCCACTCCTCCACGCCGAACGACGACGGGCCTCCCATGATGTCCTCGTTCCCGAGAACGTATCTCTTCGGCGGCGGAGGAGGGAACGCCCACCCGCACGCCGGACACACCTTCGCGGAGAGATGGACAAGCTCGTTGCACTGCTCGCACAGCTTCACCGGGGCTTCGCCCTTCTTGTCCCCCTTCCGCTTCGGAGGGATTACATCCGTGATAGGCCCGTGACGGCGCACGTTCCCGGCGAAGTCGAGAAGGAGACAGTCCGACACGTGCTCCTTCGGACGCATACCGCGCCCGGCCGACTGAATATAAAGAACGACGCTCTCCGTAGGACGCGCCATAACCAAAACATCCGTATTCGGCGCATCGAAGCCTGTCGTAAGCACAGAGTTATTCGTTATTACCCGCACGCGCCCGGCCTTGAAGCCTTCGAGAATGCGCGCGCGCTCCTCCGAATCCGTCTCCCCGAGCACCGCTTCCGCAATTTCTCCCCTTTCCCGGAAGAGATCGCGCATCGCATAGGCGTGTTGCACCCCGGAGCAAAAGACGAGAATCGAACGCCGTCCTTGTGCAATCCGAAGCGTCTGTTCCACCATCGCCTCGTTGTTGGCTTTCGTGTTCACCATCTCCGCCAGTTCAGACTCTACGAAGTCGCCGCCGCGTCGCTTCACACCGTCGACCGAAAGAAGCAGCTCCATTCCCTTGGAGCGGAGCGGGGCAAGGTACCCCCGCTCCACCAACTCCTGTATGCGCACCGGTTCGATAAGGGCGGAAAACATGGCTCCCCCTTCCGTAATCAAACCGTGCCCGAGGCGATACGGAGTCGCCGTCAATCCGATCACGCGCAGAGAGGGGTTGATCGCTTCCAGCTCGTTCAGTAGATTCCGGTACATGCCTTCGTCCTTGTGATTCAGCAGGTGGCACTCGTCCACGATGGCGATATCAACATATCCGATTTCACTCGCCTTCCGATACACCGACTGAATCCCCGCCACGGTGATCGCATCCACGTCGCGGCACCCAAGTCCCGCAGAGTAGATGCCGAGCGGCGCGTCCGGCCAGAGAATCTGAATCTTCTCCGCGTCCTGTTCGAGCAGTTCCTTCACGTGGCTTAGAATCAGGATTCTCGTATCCGGCCAGTTGGCAAGGGCTTCCCGGCAGAACTCCGCCAGAATCACGCTCTTCCCTGCGCCCGTGGGCAGCACCAAACACGGATTCCCCGTGTCGTTCTCGCGGAACCACTCGTAGAGAGAGTCAATCGCCTGCCTCTGATAGTCGCGCAGAATCATGCCAAGGATGTCGCCTCACGAAGAGAACTCTCCGGAATGCGCCACAACCTCCCCGTGCGAACCCCGTACATCTCTCCCTTACGCAATCGCAAATACACCGTCATTTCATGCAGATTGAGATACTCCGCCGCTTCCTTCACGGTGTAGAGCTTGTCCGGCCTTTCCACCGGCCTCCCTCCGGTCAGCCCGCAGCGTTTCTCCGACTGCACCCATACCGCGCACGTCTCACGCAGACACTCCAGCCTCGACACCGGACACAGGACTTTCTTCATCGCTTCCCACCTCCCAACCAGCCAACCCAAGCAGCTCCTTCGACGAATGCACCGTCGCTCCCGGCAGTCCGTTTTTGACAACCTCTCCGTCGATCTCATACATCGCCGTCAGCCCATTGTCCGACGGAAGCCACTTCCACGGCACAAGATCGGGATGCAGCACATGCCCGTCGCAGCCGGTCCTTTGTGCGTCCACCGGAATCTCCTCGTTGCCGTACCGGGCGCAGAGCCACTTGCTATCCTCCGTCGGCGTGGAAAGCGCGCACGTGCGACAATTGATCTCCTTCGTCAGCTTCGACTCGAAACAGAATGTGTGCGCCGCGCAGAGGCGACATTGATACCATGTCGAATCCGTCGAAAGCGGCTCCGGCATACGCTCGCACAGCGTCAGTCGCCTTCCTCGCTCCACAAGAGCCTTCGCCGCCTCCTCGTCGTAGCGGACGCGCTCCGTGTAAATCTGGTCGTCGTCCTTGCAGACGGCGTAGTAGAGCGCTCTGTCGATGCCAGTGCCGTGCATATAGAGTTGCATCTGACACCAGTGTTGCGGCTTACTCTCCCGCACACCCTTGTCGCACAAGTCCTTGAAGGATTTCGCCGAGTGCGTCTTGCACTCCAGAACGTGCCTCTTCGCCGGAGCTTCGGGAACGCCCCTCTCGATGATGCCGTCGATCGAGCCCGACACATGCGCGCCGAAGTCAACTCTCGATTGCTCCGCTCCCGTTGAATGAACCTCCATCCCGGCGGCGCGAAGGTCAGAGATAATCAACTCCTCCTCCCTCTGTCCGCGCCGGAAGAGGCGGAGCATCCTGCCGCTGAACTTCTCCACCACCGCCCATCGAAACGTCAGCCATAGCCACCTGTCGCACGGATGCCCCAAAAGGGACGCGCCCAGGTGCGGGCGCGGCCCCTCTTGATGCTCCTCATGCCACTTGTCGATTTTGGCGGCTACGGTGTGAATGCTCTCCGGAATTTCCGCCATCGTATCGTCACTTCTTCCACGGAGCGCTTGCCGGAGCCGTCGCCGGAGCCGCTTTCGCAGCCGGGGCGAACTTCTGCGCCGGGGCGAACTTGCTCTGCGGGGAAGGCCCCATCATGACTGGCGCGTCTCCGTCGATGGGCTTGAACCCCTTCACGTCGTTCTGATCGCCGTACTGTCCTGTCGTATCCTTGCGGATGCCCACCTTGATCTGCACCGCGTGACCGACGAGCTGGTCGGTGTCGCGCAACCTGTCGGTAATTCCGATGCACTTGCACAGCGAGCCCAGCTGCGCCTTTCCGATCTCCTCGGCTCTCGGGCTGGCGTTCCTGATATTGAGATTGCCGAAAACGCAGCGCCCCTGATGCGTCGGGCCGGCGATGTCGTAACGCACCTTGATGTATTTTCCGGTAGCATCCTTCGTATCCTTCAGTTCCGCCGCCACGGTTGTCGCCTCGTACCACCCCGCCGGTATCGGGTCTGGAGACGATTCTTCGGGAAGTTCCTCTATAATGATTTCTTCGTCGAGTATGGCCATGTTCTACTCCTCCTCAAGTGTGATTTTGACGGACGCCTTGCCCGGCGTCACCGTAATCGCCCGCTCCAATTTCGCCGTCACTTCGGCGGGAGCGCCCTTCCACCGTTTCGCATCCACCTCCGGCTTCCACCGGAACAGTTCCGGCAGATACTCCTCAAGTCCGAACTCGCGCGCCGTCGCCTGAAGCACGTCGCTGTCCACCTTGCGCGTGAACCGCCGGGAGATCACAACCTTGAACTCCCCATCGCGCTCCGTCTCCGAACCCTCCCACTGCTCCGGCAAATGGGAAGTCAACATCTCCTCGATCTCGCGCCGCTGCGTCACGGCAAGCTCTTCCTGACGCTTGAACTCCCACCACAGCCGCATCAGATCGTGTCGGCTCTCAGCCGGGGAGTGCGCCTTGATCACCTTCCCGTCGCGGGCGATGAATCTCCTCTCAGACTCCTCCTTCGTCGCGCCGCGCACGGGGGCTTCAGAAAGGTTGAGCATTCGCAGCGCCTCCGATCTTCGCAATCACGCCCCCAAGATCGGGAGCCTCCCACTGATCCAGCGCGCCGGAGCGATCCTTCGCCGTCCAGATGCCGTCGGGGATGCACATCAACATCCGTTGCGGAACGCCCTCGTTGTCCTTCTCCACCCGCAACGCCAACACCTCGTCGAAGAAGTAGGGGAGCTGCTGGCCCACCTTGTTCCCCGGCATGGATGGAGCATACAGAATCCGGCCCATCTCGTCCTGCGCCTTTTCGAGCTTGGCCGAGAAATACACATGCTTGCCGGGAAGATCGCGGAAGGCGCGGATTAAATCTGTCATCTGTTCGCCCATTGCTCCATAAGCGGCGCGTCCGTCTTTCTGTGTTTTCTTCTCAGCCGAAAGCACCACCTCGGCGATTTCACTGATCGAATCCAGCGCCACAGACTGAAACTCCCCCGCCTCTTTCGAGCCGACGAGCCACTTGTACGCCTCGTCCAAATCCTTCATGCACCCGATTTCGACATAGGGAATATCCGTCCCGGCGATGGAGAGCAGTCCGCCTTCCGCCGAGAGAATCACCGGATTCGGCAGCGATGGGATCAAACACGTCTTCCCCGCTCCCGCCTGCCCGTACACCAAAACCTTCACCCCGTCCGCCGCTATGGTGCTTGTTCGTTTCAGATTGATTGCCATGCGATTGCCTCCCTCGGCGCTGCCTTCTGCGCCCTATAGTGCGCCGGGGACCTGGCTATCAAGTCAAGATCGCTCTTGCTCACGCCCGGTCCCGCGTGGTACTCCTCAATGCCGATTGTTTTTATATGGTTAG